CCTGATTCACTAGATAACTCAGCGGCCGCCCCGCGAAGATTTTCTGTTCATCCGTCGGCAGATAGATGAACGTGCCCTGTAGGCGAGGATACAGATTCCATCCATTCAGATCGGCCGGCGCAGGACCGAAATCCTTGAAGAAATTTCTGATCTGACCGCTCAGATCCGTCACGGAGGCATATGCAGGATTGTTAACAGAAATGCTGGCTGTGCTGGCGCGCATGGCCCATTCGGAGTTAACGCGATAGCCCGAGGCGTCCAGCACTGTATAGAGCTGCGACGTGGGATTGAGTGTCAACTGCACTTCGCACTCGTGGTACTGGAGGCCGACAAGCGGAAGAGCAAGAGATGGCGACTCTGTGAACCAGAAGGACAGTGGTACGTGGATATCGCGCCCAAAAATGGAGGGACGATTCAACTGCTGTCCCGGAGGAGCAGTGGGATTCGCGACCACGGACGGATAGCCAGTGTGTGTGGTTCCACCGGCATAGACGCCTGTGGCCGGGTGATTCAGTTCAAAAACATCGCCGACAAGAGCCCTCCACTTGTAGAATTCATCCTGGTCGAGATCGAGAAGAGCTCGGCTCAGCAGATAGGAACCGTCGAACTCCTGGATCTTCTGGCCACCGACAAAGAATGCGGCGTTCTGGATGAGGGCGGCTCCCAGATAGCGCACCCACTGGAACTCCCACTGACTTCCGCGCTGCGCGACTGGTGTCATATACTTGCTGTAAATGTCGGGGACGCGGAAGGAAAATATCAGATCCGACATGAGATCACCGTAGCGCGGGATTTTCGCCCGGAGTTGCACTGGCTGGTCAAAGGCGAGCTCATTTGGCCCCTCCAAAGGGACCGTTATGCTCTCCATGGCGAAATGTGAATATCGCTTGAATGCCTTGTAGAAATAGGTCATTTGTGGATTGCCACTCAAGATAACATTTTGAGAGCCATATGCCACAAGCGCTAGAAGACCACCACCCGTCATAGTCTCGTCTTAATCCTTACTGGAATGGAAGAGAATATGCTTTAGGAGGTTGTAAGTTGCGGCTACCCCTGCAACTTCATTGCGGCGCTACCCCTGCAACTTCATTGCGGCTTTCGCGGCTATCACTGCTGCGCCGTCCACCAATCGTCGCCCATATATGGCGGCAGCTGATTCACCTGTGTCTTCATCTTTGCCGAAGGCCCAGCATTCATCAAGTTCTGAATCTCATTCATTGACAGCGCATACCGGGCGTATTTGAGATTCGACAGCTGACCCTTGAAGGCCCCCTCAATCTGGAAATCCTCAGGTTGCCCCGTCGCAGGATTCACAAGCGCAGGAATACCGGAACCACGCAGCGTGTTGCAGTTGGTATTCGAGAACAGAATGAGATCCTGGAAGTTCTGGTACGGCAGAGTATCCTTGAATGTTATCCTGTTCGCCAGATTACCGTTGATAAAAATGTCCAGGCCACCCTTATAGGCATTCAGAACCACGTGAAACCACTTGCTAACCGGAATATTTGTCACATCCGCATACGTATAGGGATTCTTGTAGGTGTTCATCATAACGGTCATAGTATTCGTGTCGCCACGGATGAACACGCCTGGCCCCATAAGTGGCCAGGGAAATCCGTAGCCCTTGTGCATGACGTGCTTGAAAGTCGCCGATCCGTTGAAGGTCGATGGATATACCAGCAGAAAGAAGGAATAACCGAATTCAATACCGGTGCGTTCATTCATTGAGAGACCAATGGGTATCGCATCCGTATACTTAGAGGCGTCCTGGTGAATAACAAGCGGCATATCATCCGACGATGCCGTATAGTTAATCAGAGTCTGAAATCTGTTCTTGGCATTTGCAGATGTTGTAAAGAGCATTTCTCCGGAAAATCCCACAACGAATGTTATGATAACAATGAGTAGACCATATATAACTTGGCCGGGCAAGGTTCCCTGACTAGCCTCCATCTCTCTAACGATGACTGCTTAAATTAAGCATGAAATATGGATTTGAACCAGGCACCGATATCCATACTAGAACCGGTGGGTCCCGCGTTATAGGCCCTGTATATCTCATCGGGATTCATTGCATAGTTTGCGACGGAAGTTATACCAGTATATCCGTCGAAGCCCCCGCGGGCCGACATGACCCCCTTAACACCCGTGGGATCCACCTTGAAGAAGGACGGGGTTACGCATGAGCGTGCGAGCTTGCCGTCAATATAGACATCGATAGTCCTGCCGGCAAGAACCACGGTCACCATGGTCCAACGCTGCAGATCAATCTCGGGAAGATCGCACATGACGGGAGTTGTTACCAGGGAATCATTCATTGCCAGAGGCTGAAACATCTCATTAACAGTGTCAGTGGAGAGATTTCCTACATTAACCGTGTCGGCCGCTGTCGGGGGAGTTGTGTTGGTTGGTACGGAGCTTATGTCAGGGGTATAGCCCGCGTTCTGGAATCCCTGCACGGCAGGGTCGCTCGTCTGTGTCCTCACGATGAGTGTATTATTGTAGGCGCCCAGGCCAACGAGCAGCGTAGAGAAATACTTCCCCTGAATCTCGAAAATGTGCTTGCGGGTATTCCTATTCTTGTTGAAACTGCTGATATACAGCCATGTATTGAAGGAATATTCCCCGCCCTCGTAGGGAGTGGGAATCATAGGCATAGGGTTAACCGGCGATATATCGGCCCTGTTCTGACCAGAAGAAATCGTCATGACATTTGTTCCGGTGGTTCCGTATAAATACTTATACAGAAAGTACAGGCCGACTAAGCCGAGTATAACAAATATAATTGTAAGTATACTGAACCCAATTCCTGAGGAGGCAGGTTTAGTATTATACTGTTGCGATGCTTCCATTTTCCTACTTATATACACCTTATTTTGAGAATCTACTGGTATGAACTCGACCAGTCATACATAGGAGATGCAGGTCGAACTGTCGGTGCTGTAAAGCAGCCACCCTGTGGGCAGAGATTTATGAGCGAGGACAGGCCAGTGACGGAGGATGCGAAACTAGATGCCCCCGAAGGAATCATTCCTGTTGAATCCGTTGGACTGGCACCGACATTGGAGAGTACGCCAGAAGAGCCACCAATGTATGGGCGCCCGCGAGTATCCGACGTGCTCGTATAGTTCGCGGAAACTGTCTGGCTGTTGATACGATAGTTATATACATTTGCAATGCAGAGTTCTCCAACCAGCCCTGAAGAACCGGAAGTTATTCCCTTAAAATTCGAGTTCGAGATATTCGATACTGGCATATACATGGTCTTCTGAGAGAGAACCATCGTATCATTGAAATAGATATCGAAGCGGCGCCCCTCACGGGCGACTGTCACCATTGTCCATTTCTGCAACTGGATGGGGGGAAGAGTCAGAGTTTCAATGTACTTCTGCGATGAACCCGTTGCATACCCTGACGATGCAGACAGATGCACACCCTCCGTTTTCACGATCAGCTGTGCCATGGCCTTTCCTTGGCGACTCGCATCCGGGGCAATTAATACCTCTAAACCGACGATGCCGGCAATATTAAATACCGAACTATAACCGGAATGATTACAAGTACTAGTGCAGTCGCTAGTAACCGGGTCGCACGGGCATGGCGCAAATGTTCCGTCGGTGCAGGAGGCCTGGTTTGGATTCGTTCCGCAGCCTGAATATGCGCCTGTGCGGTTCATCGGATTCAGATAGACATAGGCGGAGAAACTCCCATTCGCGTCCGAATAATACGGCTGGGCATCAATATCTTTTATTATTATTTGTTCTGATGCAAGAGGATACGGGCCTGTTGCAGCGGCAGTAATCTTTGGAGCATAACTCGGGCTGAAATAAAAGATAAGTATAACAACCAATAGGATGGTTGTTCCTATTATCACCCACGTCTGAGTTTCCATCTCTATACCTTATATCCATTATTTGGCCGTCAACTTGAAAAAGAAGGTTTCATTAGCGATAGGGGCGCCGTATGTCCGCACTTCTCTCGCCGTGAGAGGGCGTGGCCAGAATGCGATATTTGCCAGACGAACATTCGGGCCCACGGCGCTCACAGGAGGATAGAAGCTGGCTTTCCCCGAGGCTGTTATAGGAGAACCTGTGAAGGGAAGGGATTTCTCCAGATTGCCGTTTATGTATACCTCGAGAAACTGCTGTGTGAATACTATTGTCAAACGGAAGACTTTCTTAACAGGAATATTCTCAATAGGAGTTATTGTCTCAACGCGATTGGCTACAGTGTTACCGGTGCCAGAGGCTGCAGAAATGATTGGATTCAGGCCCGTCTGTCCATTCGTAATAGCACTAACATATAAATCATTCTTTGTAGGGTCGAGCCAGACAATAAGATTTGTGTCAGGAAATTGGTCGATATATTTTTCCACGCCCTCTATACCCCTTTGTCTATTCAGAGATACACCCCCTTCATCTATAGATCTATATAAGAGTACACGAGGGAAGCCCGATGCCATGAAATCACCGCTGAGATAGACATCCGAACTGATTGTGTAGGAACAGGGTGGAATATTCACAAAATTCGCGCTCAAATCGGAGGCGGCTGGACCCATTGTAAATGCAATCTGGCGATCGGAGGCCACTGGTATAGTTATAAGAGCTGGCTCATTGGGCGAGAAGGAGAAAATCGGGGTGACGACATAGTTGATAAATACGAGGATGAGAAACAGGACAAATATAAACATCGAAATGGAAAAGGCTAGAGTGAGTGCACCGGAAAAAAATCCCTTTGTGCGTTCTTCGGAAATCGCGGCTGTTTGCTCCTGTGCAGTTTTTATACCTAATAAGCCTCCAAGGCTGCCTAATTTTTCTTTTATAGAAGCTAGCACTGGATTCTCAGCTGCCGGATTTGCTGCCTTTGCTGCCGCGGCATTTGCTACTGCCTTTGCCGCCGCGGCATTTGCTGCTGCATTACTGGACATTGATATTGCTATCGCATGCTGCGAAAATGATATTGAATAAAATATCATTTTTGCCGCGTTGGCCTCATGACCGCTATTCTGCCTCTGCTACTGCTTTGCGGGTCGTACCCTTCTTCTTCAGATCGCCCCGTTCAGGGTCGAATTGAATCCGCTTGTAATATGCGCTAGTCTCGCCCTTCTTGCATCCACGCAACTTCTCGCGCAAATAGCACACGAAGGAAATCCTCGTAAAAGGCTTCTCTCCACCCATGGTTCCCGTCTCCACAGCGTCATTGTGGATCTTCGGCAACGCCTTATTCACTTTCTTGTCGGCCTCGGACTCGTACAGTTCCGTATTGCAGTGCCACTCGTGCACGTCCATCGCCAGGAAATCCCCTGTGCGCACATTGAACCCAATACGATAGCGAGGAAACATCGTTGCGCCCCCAGAATACTGGCCACGCTCAATAACAGAGAGATTTCCGAATCCATCGCGGAAATCGCCGTCGTCCATATGGAGCGCCGTCTGGAAGTTGCGGTTGATCGTTATGGAGGAAAAGGCCGTGTCGGCGACTTGATAGGTGGCCTTCTCCTTCGCCGCCGCCAGCTGCTTGGCGTGCCTATCCGGAATGAGACGTTTGAATACCTGGTCAATCGCCTTGATGAAAGGGAGACCGTGCTTGTACTGATGGAAATACTTCTGTGTATAGGATGTCAGACGGCAAGGCAGACCCATAAAAGGAGTCTGCTCGAAATATCCCAGCACGGAGCTGAATACATTGTTATTCACGCGCATTTTGGAGAGTTTTCCATTCTGCATGTAGCGCGCCGACCACTTATTCACGTCAACGGGCTTGCGCTTTTTCCAGTAGTTGGAGGTCTGCTTGATAGGCCCCGCCGCCGCCCCGCGATTTCTGGAGGCCGCGGCGGTCTGATAGTAGGCCTCCCAGCCGGTCTTAACGAGTTCATTCGGAATCACGTGCTTGCGGAAACGGGCGAGAAGTTTGGAGGCCCCTGTTTCAGGGTCCTTTCCATAGACATCGGCGTCCTCGTCCAGAATCTCATCGACCTCGGTGTCCTTGAAATAGGTTCCCTCGCGTGCCTTGATCTCGTCATTGCTCATCTTTGGCTCGAGATGTATCGTGCGAACCTTCAGTTTCGCCTCAGTCGCGGGACCCGAAGGGATTCGTAGGCCCTCGTAAATCTCTGGCTTGAAGATTTTATATGGCTCGGCCTCAGCGGCCTTGGCCTTGCGTGTTTGCTTACGACGACCTCCTGAGGCAAAGGCCAGCATCTCCTATACTGTAGAGCGAAGTTTACCGTACCGTCTCCCCCCTTGATGACCACCACAGAAGCGCTCCTGCTGCAACGACAATACCCGCCCCAATCATTCCACCCTTTATCATCGAGCGCAGATCGATTTCATCGAGGTCATCCTGGGTTATGAATGGAGACCGCTCACGCGCCCCAATCCGCTTGTAAAACTGGATAGACTCTGCCTCGAGCACAATAGGCTTCTCAAGCAGCTTGTTTACTTCATTATGCACCTCAACCGTCCACCGGAACAGATCCGCTCTGCGATCCAGATGCGGTGTAATAGGCATTTTCTGTAGATGTGTCTGGTAGTGCTCACGGCACTTGGGGCACGGAATCAGCTGCGCCAAGCTCTCGTAGAGCTCCTTTGCCGCCCGTTTCTGCGCGTAGGAGGGATTCTCAGGATATGCCAGTGCAGTAACGTGGATTGTGTGCCAAAATATGGGGCCCCAGACAGATGGTGGAAATTTCATCTCTCTTCTACACAGTGCTAAACTTTATAGAATGCCTAAACGCACAGTACTGTTTATGTCAGGGATTTGGTGAATGATCACCCATAAACAAACAAACAACTTTACAACAACCATCATATGCACGAACTGTTCCACGAGCGGTCATGCATCGAAACAGTGTCCACAGCCCATAACGAGCTATGGCGTCATCCTGTTTCGAACCACGAGCCCGTGGAATCAGGCCGAGACACTGGTGCGGTCGGCGGGTGCCGTCTCAGGGTTTGAGAGTCTCAAGAGTCCTATTGAGTTTCTCCTCATTCAACGTCGGGATACGATAGGGTTCATTGAAATCATGCGGGGGAAATACAAGCCCACTGACTATGACTATATTGTGCGGCAACTCTCTGGTATGACCGGAGTAGAGCGGGAAAAGCTGCGGGCGACTCCATTTGACACACTGTGGGAGGAGTTGTGGGGACCGCCTCAGGAGGGGACCCACGCCTACAAGCATGAGAAGGACCAGGCACGGGTGAAGCTGGAGGCGCTTCGTGCAGGAACACCGACTCTGGAGGAGCTCATTGCAAAGGCGGGGCCAGCCTGGGCCACACCAGAATGGGGCTTCCCCAAAGGCCGGCGTGATCTGAATGAGAATGAATATTCCTGCGCCATGCGCGAGCTGTGGGAGGAGACGAATATTCTGGAGAAGGACATTGTTCCCATCCGAAATATGGAGCCGATTGTGGAGTCGTTTACTGGCTCGAATAATGTGCAGTATTGCCACAAGTATTTCATTGCATTTGCGCCTGAAGGCGTGGGGCTAGAGAGTGTTGACTTGGCCTCCTGCACGAATGAGCATATTCGGCGAGAGGTGAGTGCCATTAAGTGGTTCTCGGCGGAGGAGGCGATTCAGCACATTCGTCCAGAGAGCTCCGAAAAACGCGATGTGCTGCTCCGGGTTAGTACGCTTCTTCGGATGTTCTGTCCGCTGCGGCTCGGGTCGCGACTCCAGAAGCGTTGAGCGGCAAGCGGACGTAGATAACCTGTCCGCGGTAAGCGGCAAGCCGCGGCACGCAAAGCGTTGAGCGGCAAGCCGCGGCACGCAAAGCGTTGAGCGGCAAGCCGCGGCACGCAAAGCGTTGAGCAAAACGTCCTACTATGATAGATGGCTGAAGCCGTGCAAGCCCAAACAGAGCTAAATAGAGAAGAGCTGCTCGAACAATGGAACGATGAGAAACTAACCTTCGAGCAGCGTGATGCCCTCATGGAACGACTGGAAGGTCTCGACCTGTATCCTCGGCTCATGCAGGAAGGCGACGCCTGGGAGTCCGAGGGCGGTCTATATCCTGACACTGAGGACCCCCGTTTCATCGAGAAACTCATGGCGAAACAGGAGTTCGCCGAGAATAAACAGGAGAGTATTCTCGAGCAGTCCAAGGCCGGCGTCAACCCCTGCGACCCAGACCAGGAGTTCGAGCTCACCCCCGTCCAGCGCTTCGTCGGCCGCTTTCTGTCGCCCCAGTGCCCCTACTTGTCCGCTCTTCTGTTCCACGGAGTCGGTGTGGGAAAGACCTGCGCAGCCATAACTATCGCGGAGAACTACCTCCGCTCGTTTCCAAGGAAGCCCGTCTATATTGTCGCCCCGCGAAACATCCAGCCCGGATTTCGCAGAACCATTTTCGACGACGAGTCCCTCGTGATTCCAGAGGATGAGGACGCCATGAACACGGCAAAGGGCTGCACAGGGAATACATATCTGAAGCGCACGGGAACGGAGTTCGAGCGGGAGCGCGGAACGATTCTTAG